TGGTGCGGCTTACAAGACCGACTTGGCTTTAATAGCGAGCAAGGGGGTTAAGTACATCCGCGTTTCAGCAACACCTAACGTGGCGGCGGATTTAACATCGATGGTGGGATTAACAGGATTTAACCCTGTATCCACTTATGCGCCAATCGTTGCGGATGTTTTGAGGGAAGCTAATCGAGTAGGCTTGGGCATCATCTTGGTGGTGTGCTGGAATGAGTCAGCACTACGTTCGGCGCTATCTAGCGCCCCTGCATCCGACTTAGCTGTAGCTACCAGCACAACAAGGGTTTGGCTTCGCGACTTCTCGGCATTTCTGGCAAAAACTTTCGTTAACTCCGAGGGCTTGGCGGGTTGGGCGTTGGCTAACGAGTTTGTGAACTACGCCTGGGGATTAAGATTCGTAACTGCTACCAGTGACGCAACTAAAAATCACATTGGTGCAATGGTGGAGGTCACTAACGACATGGTTGCAGCTATTCGCGCATATGACTCAAATCGAATTGTTATGAGTGCTGGAGGTGCGCTTGGCAGCGGATCAATGGGAAGTTTTAAAGAATTCGCCCAAAAATATGTTGCTAGCGCAGGGAATTGTGACGCCGTTTCATACCACTGGTATGAGGGCAACATTGTCAACGCCAACGGCGACCATGCTTGGATTGGAACTGATTTGGGAGGCTCGCTAAAAGTAATTAATGAGTTACGCGCAGCATGTAAAAAAGCAGGAAAGGTTCTAATTCTTGATGAATGCTGCGCAAACGAAGATAACCCGCCAACTTCTCGCGCTCTGCAATATTACGACCTGTTCAAAAGATCTGGAGCGCAGCTTTTATTAGATTGGGGTTGGTACACGGCAACGCCCGGAGGCGATGATTTAAAAACTAACCGTGCTGCGTGCATGGATTTGATAAATATATATAACCAGAAGAATTATAACCTGGGTTATACAGACAATATAAGCGTAAGCCGCTACCCATTACCTATGGGTAAAACATACGGCAGAACTGCAGCTGTTGCTAATGGCTGGTTTAGGATTGCATCAAGCAACGACTACCAACCGCAAGCCGGAAAAATGTTTGCAGTCATGTTCAGAATGCGCGAGCCGACACAGGCAATGGTGGCTGGCCGACGAGTTTTAGCATGTAACGACGCAAACGGCGGCTTCATCGTCATAGCTGCGGATTTTGACAGCAGCGGAATTGCAGAATATCTGCAGATGCAAATCCTGGTTGGCGGTTCAGCAAAAGGTGCCTTTGGTGTTAAAACCAAGCGCGTGCCAGGTGAGTGGAATAGCTACTGCTTCGCGTGGGATGGTGTAGTTTCAGGCACTAGCTACTTCCCCGCATGGCTAAATGGCTTACCAGAAGGTTGTTCAACTGTTAGCAACGTCGGCACACCATTGGCAAGCACCCGTGATCTGTACATAGGCGCCCCGTCCGATGGCGCTAGCGCGTGGAACGCAATTGATTATGCTGATTTAGTAATAGTTAACCGCACCGGAGCGTTGATAACTACCGCTGAGGTTTTGGCATGGCACGAAACGGGCGCATTGCCTACCGGCACAGTCCTAGCTGACAGCGGTAATTCAAATTCTTCCCCTGAAGTTGGCTTATACGTAAAAACAAAAGGCTCTGCATCTATATATAACGGGGTCTAATTAATCAGATTAAATATCCCGTAAGCCAACAGCCCGCTAAATGCGGGTTTTTTAATGCCTGAAATTAAATAAATACCCAAGCCGCCTAGAGCGGCTTTTTTTTCGCCAAAATTTCGCGCCTCGTTGCCCGCCGAGGAATAAACGCGCCAGGGTTTGACGTTACCTGTGACGCTCACAGGGCAAAAATCCGTGGAGACCACGCAGTGACAGATGAAATTCAGGTGCAGCAAGAAACAGTTTCTGAGCCAACGATTATTACCGAGGAATTCCCGGTAATTGAAAGCGAAGTAACTGAAGAAAAACAGGAAGCGGAACATCAAGAAGAGCAACAAGAAGCTCCGAAAAAAGATAATTCCGTGCAAAAGCGATTTGATGAATTAACTCGCAAGTCACGCGAGGCGGAACGAGAGGCCGCGTTTTGGCGAGAGCGTGCATTAGGCAGTAATAAGCCTGAAGCGCAGCTTGAAGAGCCGAAAATTGAGGACTTTGAAGACCCAAAAGATTACATCAAAGCCGCTACTAAATACGCGATTCAAGAAGAGAAAAAAGCCGAAGCTGCCGAGCGATCACGCGAAGCAGAGGCCAAGGTTTTGGATGCTAAATCTAATTCCTGGGCTGAACGCCAAAACTCTGTTCGCGAATCCATTGCAGATTATGACGAGGTTGTTTCCGGTGCTGATTTGCCGGTTTCAAACCATGTTCGCGATGCCTTGCTCGATAGCGAAAAAGGCCCGGAATTGGTTTACCACTTCGCCAAAAATCCCGATGTTTTAGACCGTTTAAATTCATTGCCGGAACTACAAGCAGCGATGGAAATGGGCCGTTTAGAAGCGCGTTTAACCACTCCTGACGCTGCACCAAAACCCATTAGCAACGCGCCACCGCCAATTAAACCAGTTGGATCTGGGCGCACAAATGCATCACGAGACCCGGAACAAATGAGTCCAGGCGAATTAAAGGCCTGGATGAAAAATAACGGCTCTCGATGGGTGCGCTAAAACCCGTTTTGGAGTAATTATTTATGAGTAACACAGCCGTAACCTGTAGTATCGTTGCAAAAATGACGCTGCCTATTTTAGAAAATATGTGCGTATTTGCGCGCAATGCAAACCGCGATTATGAGGACGAATTTACCGGTAATATGTCGCGCGGTTATGCGCCCGGTTCGACCATTAACATTAAAAAACCGCCTCGCTACACCTACCGAACTGGCCGCGTAGCGTCTCCACAAGCCACCACTGAAACCTCAGTACCTTTGACACTCTCCCAGGGCGGTTGCGATCTTAACTTTAACGGTTTGGAGCGCACTTTGAGCTTTACCAAGCTTGAAGACAAAATCGCTGCGGCTGTTGCGGCTGTGGCCAATAAAATAGATTTTGATGGTTTGACTTTGGCTCGTTTGGCCACCTACAACGCCGTTGGTACTGTTGGTACGCTCCCAAACACACAAGCAACCGCCTTAGCTGCCGCTACCGCAGTTAACCAGCGCTTGGATGAAATGGCCGCACCTCGCGACCGTCAGCGCTTTTTGACCTTATCGCCCGGAATGAATGGCGCGATGATTCAGGGTACTGCGGGCCTGTTCAATGCTGCCGCTAAAATCGGTGAGCAGTACGGCTCCGGCATGATGGTCGATAGCTTGGGCCTTGTGTACGGCATGGACCAAAACGTGGGTGTACACACCAATGGTACACAGGCTGCGGCCACTGCCACCGTGAGCGGTGCAGGTCAGACCGGTGCGGCAATTACCTGTTCGGCACTTACTGGAACCATTTTGGCTGGTACTGTTTTAACGTTTGCTGGCTGTAACGCGGTGAACCCACAAAACCGCACCACCACCGGTAACTTGATGCAGTTTGTGGTTACTGCTGACTGCGCTGCGAGTGCAACTTCGATTCCAATCAGCCCTGCAATTGTTACCTCTGGCGCATTCCAGAACGTAACCGCAAGCCCAACCAACGGCGGCACCATTACCATTCTGGGCGCTGCTTCTGCGTCGTATCAAACTAACATCGGTTGCCACAAGAACGCATTCACCTTGGCCATGGTGCCAATGTACGCGCCACCCAGCGGCACCGTGGGTGCGAAAGTATCTCAGCAAACTAACAACGGTTTCACCGTCAAGGTTACTGAGTACTACGACGGCACAAACGATAACTACAACATGCGCCTTGATGTGCTTTATGGGTGGGCTGCTACCTACCCTGAACTCAGCTGTAAGTTAGTGGCGTAACACCAATAGCCGGGGAAACCCGGCTTTTTTTCATCTGGAGAAAGCATGAGCCATTTATATAACCCAAATACCCAGCAATGGAACTGGATTCCTCAAGCTGAATTCCCTTACGCCATGCACAAGAAAGAGGAAAGCGGTGTTAAAACCATTTTCGTGCATAACCGGGAAGAGATCGACCGCTACACCGCTGAAGGTTACGGCATGGCGCACATACCACAAGAATTCCCGCTGGCTGTTTACCGCGTTGCCGATGGCAAGCTTGAGAGCTTGACCGTGCATTCTGAAGCGCAAAAGAAAAATGCGCTTGAGGATGGTTACACGACTGATTACGCCTCGCTTGTGAATGATGACGGCACGCCAAAAGCGCCGGAAGTTAAGCCGGAAAAAGGCAATAAGTAATGGCTACCGCCCGCGACATGATTAATTCGGCGCTGCGCCTCACCGGGGTTAAAGCCCCTGGCGAGGCCGCTACCAATGGCGAGGCTGCCGACGCGCTTGAGGTGTGGAACGACCTGCTAGACGCGCTCGCGCTCGAAAACCTGATGCTATACGGCAACGAGAACGAGACCTTTAATCTTGTCGCGAATCAGCAGTCTTACACTATTGGGCCTGCTGGCAACTTCAACACAAAGCGCCCGGTTGAGATTAATCAGGCCTACGTAAGGTATAACGGGCTGGACTTTCCTTTGCGCCAACTAACCGTTGATCAGTGGAACGAGATAAGCCTAAAAAGCTATGCCTCGCCCATTCCGATCGCGTTTTATTACGTGTCATCGGCGCCGCTGGGCAATGTGTATCTGTGGCCGTCGCCTAGCCAGGCGATACCGCTGACCATTGCTGTGGATATGCAATTCACTGCATTAACCCTTGATTCGGTTATTAACTACCCACCGGGCTATAAAAAGTTCTTCCGCTACGCCCTGGCCGTTGAGTTGGCCCAGGAGTACGGCGCCGAGCTTAACCCGGTTGTAATTTCCACCGCTGCATCCATTAAGGCATCCATTAAGGCGGCAAACGCCGATCCGCGATTCTCCAAGCTTGACCCGGCGTTAACTTCTGGGCCAAGGCGCGGCACTGGGCTGGCTCAGTTTATCGGCGGTAATTGGTAATGCCTGAGTTTCCATTCGTTGGGTCGAGCTACACCTCGCGCACAACCCGGTTAGATGCCCAGCGCACGGTGAATTTATATCCTGAGATTTCGGAGGATAAAGACAGCCGAACCGTAAGCGCCTTAATTGGTACGCCAGGGCTAAAACTATGGCAAACCATAGGCGCAGGGCCTATTCGCGGAGTGCTTAAATTCAGCGCTCAATATTCAATCGTAGTGTCTGGCGTTGAGGTTTATCGGGTTGATTCGCTGGGCAATTCGACGCTTATTGGCTCGATTTCCATTGGCAACCCCATGGTCTCCATGGCAAGTAATGGCATTGAAATAATGCTGGTTACTGGCCCGTGTGGGTATGTGATTAACCCGACTGTCGCAACCATAGAGCCAATCGCGAATGTGGCGTTTACCGGCGCCGATACGGTTGGTTATTTAGACGGATTCATGCTGTTTAACCAGCCTGGCACCGGCAGATTCCAAGCTACTGGCCCCTATACCAGCAGCATTGACGCCCTGGATTTTGCCACTGCTGAGGGTTCCCCTGACTTGCTTGTTTCGATAATGGTTGACCACCGCGAAGCATGGCTGTTTGGCGAATCAAGTACAGAGGTTTACTACAACGCAGGCGGTGCGGATTTCCCCTTTGAGCGCATCACGGGTGCATTTATTGAAACTGGGTGTGCCGCTAAGTTCTCCCCGGCAAAGATTGATAACACCGTGTTCTGGCTTGGCGCCGATGATCGTGGCGTAGGCATGATTTACCGGGCGGTGGGCTACCAGCCGCAACGCATTAGCACCCATGCTATAGAGCACGCGCTACACGGCTACCCGACCATGGCTGACGCCATTGGTTACACCTACCAGCAAGAGGGACATAGCTTTTATGTGCTCACATTCCCCAGCGGCAATGCCACTTGGACGTTTGATGTTGCAGCCGGAGAATGGCACGAGCGCGCCTACCGCGACCCAATAAGTGGCCAGCTAGGGCGCCATCGCGGCCAGTGCCACATGGTGTTTGCCGGTAAAAATCTGGTGGGCGATTACGAAAACGGCAACGTGTACGAATTAGACCTTGAAACGTACACGGACAACGGCGACCCATTGCCGCGCGTTCGCCGCTGCATGCACCTGGCATCACATGAAAAGCGGGTTGTGTATAACTCGCTGGAGATCTTATTTGAGCAAGGTATCGGAACCGATACCGGCCAAGGCCAAGACCCGCAGGCGCTTTTGCGCTGGTCGCATGATGCGAAGTTTTGGAGCAATGAACAATCTGGCGCCATGGGCAAAGTTGGCGAGACGGAAACCCGCCTCAAATACGACCGATTAGGGAGTGGCCGGAATAGAATTTTTGAGCTTGTAATCACCGACCCTGTGCGCGTTGCGATTGTTGGTGCCACGCTTAAAACCAAGGTATGCAGAACGTGAGTCTTGGCAAAATATTACCGCCTCGTGTTGCGCTTACTGATCCGCGCACGGGGTTAATTTCCCGTGAATGGTTCCTGTTTTTTCAAAGCCTATACAACGTGGTTGGCTCTACGGAAACCAGCAATACAGATGTAACAGATCTAGTTAATTCCATCATTGCCGCAGTAAGACCGCAAAACACCACCGCATTAACTGCCGCGCTGAACGACTTAATCAATGTTGTTCTGGCTGCTGGACGCCCAGCAAATGACCTTTCCGCTCGCATTGAGCAGCTAGAGGCGCAAGTGGTCGCGCTACAGCGCCAATTTAACACCAGCCAATTAAAAACCGCACTCGATGAAGTCCGCGCCTACGCCTTTGGAGCTAACTAATGGCCCTAACATTTTCACAGTTATTTCCACCAGTTCAACTGCCAAATGCGGTTGCCGTGCTCTACACGCCTCCAGTCGACCCAGCTACATCTGTGCTAAAGAATGGCCGGGTACGCCTAACCAATACTACCGCTGGGGCCGTTTCTGTAACCCTATACGCTGCGGCAAGCGCAACGGCGAGTAGTGCGGCTAACTGCTTTCTAAATTCTGTGAGCATAGCCGCCAACGGCTATTTGGATGTTGACCTTCCGACGCTAAAAGCAGGGGATACGCTGCGCGGTTTTGCTAGCGCTGCCACCTCGGTAACTATTCACGAAATGGGCGGGGTTCTGTTCAGCTAATGGAATTAACTGTTGAGCAAAACCGGGCGTCCATTTGCGATCTTGAGCAGCACCTATTGACGCTGCCACAGGTTGAGATAGAGGCGCGGCACTACTTCATTGGCGGCCTGTACGCAAGAGAAATCATCATACCTGCCGGTGTGTGCTTAACCGGCGCCATTCATCTAGCTGATCACCTAAATTTTGTTACTGGCGACATATCCGTGCAGACGGACGCGGGAATGGTACGCATGACCGGCATTCAGATGGTTGTCCCTTCACTAAAGGGCATCAAGCGCGCCGGATATACCCACGCGGAAACGATATGGACCACGGTTCACGCCACGCCCGCAACAACCCCAGAAGAGGCCGAACGCCTGCTTGTAGTGGATTCATTTGAGCAATATTTGGAGGTGTCGCAATGTCCTTTGTAGTTGCTGGAGCAGTTGT